CGAGAGGTGATCGTTCCGAACCCCGACCATTTTGGCGAAGTCCTGCTTTTTCATGCCCTGCGCGCGAATGTGCTCGGCCAGGGCGACGTGTGCGGGTTTCTGTTCCATGCGCGAACTGTAGCACAGCCGTTTTCTTGCGGCAAACGCAATTTCATGCTTGCTACAAGTCCAGAAGAAAGGTAGACCAGTGTTAGACGCAAAGGAGATCAATATGACCAAACATGACGCAGATGACGTTTACCTGAGCCACGTCGATAAGCCTTATGGCAAAGAGTGGGCCGAAACAGTTGGTCGCTTTCAGGAAGGTTTTCTCAGAGATAAGGTTTGCCGCGATCTGGATGCAGCATTTGCCAAAGCTGTTGATACAGCGCAGCGCTTGCTGCCCGTAATAAAAGCAAAGGCATCAGCATGATTGACACGGACGGAAATCTTGCCGCGCTGAACCGGCACCTGCACGAGCGCGAAGAATACGAAGCGCGCTTCATCACCTGCCCGGAGTGCGACGGCGACGGCGAGTGCGCCTACGAGGAAGCGGTCGTCGACTACGTCAACGGCGGATACCTCAAGGAGGTGATCGACACCTGCGAACGCTGCGGCGGATCGGGCGAGATCGAAGCCGACGAGGAAGAAGAATGACCGAGCGACACAAATTCTCGGTCGGCGCCTTTCAGGGCTGGCTCTGCGGCAAGCAGCACTGGGAAGTGCGCCACCGCGACGGGCTGGTGATGGGCCGCGCCAAGAACATGATGGAGTGCGCCAGGCTCGCCACGCGCTTCAATGATCAGAAGAAAGAACTCGACGAGGCCAAGCTGGTCTTGGAACTGTCGAAGCACCACACACCGGAGCGCGTCGAGCAAGCGCGCGCCACAATCAAAGCACTCATCGGAGGAAAATGACATGCGGATCAGAGACATCATTGGCGACATCATCGGGGTGATCGCGATTTTCGGAGGCGGCTACGCCTTCCTGCTCATCGGCTACGGACTGGGGTTCTGACATGAAAGGCATCGCAACAGCACTGGCAAAGGCGCAGGCCAACATGGGCAAGGCGCTCAAGCAGGCCAACAACCCGCACTTCCGCAGCAAGTATGCCGACCTGGGCAACGTCATGGACGCCTGCCTGCCTGCGCTCAATGAGGCAGGGATCGCGGTGGTTCAGCCCACCGGCGAGGACGAACACGGCCGCTACGTCGAAACGCGCCTGATCCACGGCGAAAGCGGCGAAAGCCTTTCCTGCCGGGTGCCGCTGATCGTCGCCAAGAACGACATGCAGGGCTATGGCTCTGCCGTCACCTACGCGCGGCGCTACGGCCTCATGACGATGGCAGGCATCGCACCAGAGGATGACGACGGCAATGCCGCTGCAAAGGCCGCTCCGAAGCAGGAGGCGCCCAAGAAGATCAGCGCCGAGCAGTTCCAGGAAATCCAAGCGCTGATCGAAATAACCGAAACGGACGAGGCCAAGTTCTGCAAGTTCATGAAGGTCGGCGATCTGCACGACATGAACGCGCAGCAAGCGGCTGACGCAATCGCAATGCTGAAGAAAAAGCAGGCCAAGATCGAGGCCGAGAATGGAGAGACCGATGGAACAGAGAACTGACGAATGGTTCTCGGCTCGGCTGGGGTGCGTCACCGCATCCCGAACGGCCGATGTGATGGCCAAGACCAAAAGCGGATACAGCGCCAGCCGGGAAAACTACATGGCCCAGTTGATCACCGAGCGCCTCACAGGCCAGGCATCGGATGGGTTCAGCAGCGCAGCGATGCAATGGGGAACCGAGACCGAGCCGCAAGCGCGCGAGGCCTATGAGTTCTTCACCGGCGAGACTGTAGAGGAAACAGGGTTTGTCCTGCACCCCTCGATCGAGCACTTCGGCGCATCACCTGACGGCTTGGTGGGCAAGGATGGCCTGATCGAGATCAAGTGCCCGAACACCGCCACGCACATTGACACGCTGCTGACCGAGAAGGTGCCGAGCAAATATCTGACGCAGATGCACGTTCAGATGATCTGCACCGGCCGCGACTGGTGCGACTTCGTCAGCTTCGACCCTCGCCTGCCTGGCGATATGTCCTTCTGGATGAAGCGGGTCGAGCGCGATGCAGACCTCTGCAAAGAGATCGAGGCCGAGGTGAGCAAGTTCCTGCAAGAACTGGCCGAGAAGATCGACAAGCTGCGCGAGCGGTTTGGCGGCCAGCAGGGAGGCGCGGCATGACCGATGCCGAGATCGTCAAAGCCTATGAGCGGATCGAGGAGGAAAACGGCGGGATGGCAAACACCAGCCCGCGCCACATCCTCGAACTGACGGCCAAGGAACTGGGCATCGACATTGATCGCGCTCGCAGCGTGATGATCAACCACTGGAACTGCGGAGGCGCGGGCTGATGCCTTACAAGGTCCGCCTCACCGGCCTTCGGCAGCGCATTTATGCCCACCAGCTTGTGGACGCTGCGCCGGATTATTCGATGGTCACGATCGTCGGCGGGGACCGGACGCTGGACCAGAACGCGAAGATGTGGGCCATGCTCACTGACATCGCGCTGGCCCGGCCAGAGGGCAGGAAGTGGACGCCGGAAACTTGGAAGTGCGCCTTTATGCACAGCCTTGGCCACCAAGTGCAATTCGCCGAAGGGCTGGATGGAGCTGGGCCTTTCCCGCTCGGCTTCCGAACCTCGAAGCTGAACAAGAAGCAGATGAGCGACCTGATCGAGGTCATTTACGAATACGGCTCGCGCCACGGCGTCGAGTGGAGCGAATAGGAGGAACCATGAAGACACTGACGAGGCCGCGCTGGCGTGCCCTCAAAAAGCTGGAAGCGATCGGCGACAAGCCATTCATCGGCACGGAGGTCGATGTGAAAGGCCCGTCACTGGTCAGCCTAGAAGAATGCGGATGGGTCGAGCGGGTCGAAGCGCCTGCGGACGACACACCCTTTGCCATCGCCACGCAGGGCCATCACTGGCGCGTGACGGAAGCCGGCCGCGCGGCCATCGCGGCATTGCCTGAAACCCAACCACGGAGGACATGACATGGAAATCATCAACATCACCGAGGAAGTCCACAGCGACGAACTGCGCCAGCTGATCGAGCGCATCGAGGCGCAGAACGCGCGCATCAGCGACGAGCTATCGCTCGGCCCTGGGGATGCTCTGATGCGGTGGCTTCTCAAACCCATCATGCGGCCGATCGCACGCCGCAAGCTGGCCGGCCTTTATGAGGACAAGGACAGGATCGATGCTGCCATCAAGCGCGCCCGTCAATCAAAGGCACGGGTGTCTGATCTTTATGACCTGGCCAAGCGCACAAACATGGGATGCCATCGCTGGGAGCGGTGGCTATGAACCTCACCGGCCGAGGACCGCTTGGGCTCAAACAGCCAAAGCCGGAGCGAGGAACAGCAAAGGCGCGGGCGCACATTGCCCGCGTCAAATCCCTGCCCTGCGTGATCTGCCACAAGCCCGGCCCATCAGATGCCCACCACATCATCTGCGACCGATACGGGCAGAGAAAGGCCAGCGACTTCGATGTGATCCCGCTTTGCAAATCCCACCACCAGGATGGCCCGGAGGCGATCCACAACGGAAAAGCCTCATGGGTGGAAAAACACGGGCCAGACCACGGCTATCTGCCTTTGGTCGAGCAGTGGCTTCGTGATATGTAGTGAAAGCCCAGCGGGCGGTGGCATCATAACACCCGTCGCCCGGCGGGGTTTTTTTCCTCCCTAGCCTCGTCGGGCATCACAGGCAGCGTCCAGCTTGCGAATGAGCGCCGCTCCGGTCGTCACGGACAGATCACCACCATCCCGCGCCAAAGCCGCTGCGTGCGCCGTTCTGTCGGCGCTGGTGCCGTCGCAGATCGCCCTATCGCTGACCGCGATACCGCAGCCAGTCACGGAGGACGCCAGGATCATCGCCAGCGTCCACCTCGTCCATGCGTTTGCGGGTTTCAACATAGTCCTCAAGCCTCTCACGTTCTGCGGCAGCGTCCGCGGCGGACCTTCCGCGCAAGTAGGCCGCGCCAAGCGCGAGCACAAAAGCCCCAGCGGCGGCCAGCCATAGTTTGATGCGTCCCAGGATCATGCCTCATCTGTCCCCCGCGGACCATTTCCGCAGACGTTCCCGCATGATCCACAGCGCCATGAGGATGCCGATGCCGGCAAAGCCAAGAACGATATACTGAGCCACGCTGTCGAGCGCGCTGAGGGCCGTGACGGCCGATCCTGTGGCGGAAGCCGCTGCGACCACAGATGCCTGCACCGTGCGGCTCTGCGCCGGGCTGGCGCGATCCTGGCGGGCATCCTGTGCCGGAGCATCGACGCGGACAGGCGTCAGGAACAGAGCGCGCTCTGCCTCGCGGCGACGAATGAGCCCATTCAGCACGCGGCCGCCTGCCTTGTTCCACATCAGCATCGCATTGGCTGCGCCCTGCTTGTCGCCAGCGTTGAACTTGCGGAGAGCGGTCGATCGTTTGAACGCGCCGG